GGCGTTGTAGGAGAAGGCGGTCAGTGCGGTTGAGATGCCTGGCATGGGTCACTCCCGGTAGTAGATGGTCATCGTGCAGACGGCCTCGCTCGGCGTGGCCTCGTCGCCCTCGCCGGGCTGCGCGGATTCGAGCACGTGGTTCTGGTAGAGCACGGCGTCGAAGACGATCGAGCTGTAGGTGCCCGCGACGGAGGCCGTGCGGACCTGAGCGGCGATCGCCCGGGCGTCAGCGCCCAGTTCCGCGATGCAGCGCACCTCGACGTCCGCGGTGCGGGTCGGGCTCGAGCCGCACGACGCGACCTCGACCGAGCGGACCTCGAAGGTGATCGCCGGCAGCGCCGAGTCCTGCAGGCGGTAGCCGTGCGTCACGCGCGCGTCGGGCACCAGCGAGATCGTGGGTCCCGCCGTCAGCATGCTGCGCACGGCCTGCTCGATGCTCACTGGACCACCTCGCAGTCGATCACGGCGACGCGGTCGCGCTCGTCGAGGTTGGTGATGCTGCGAATTTTGTAGGTCTTCCCGCGGCACTCGATCCGCTGCGACTCGGTCAGGCCGATCGCCTGAGCGGTCTCCCAGCGCGCGCGCAGCTCGTACTGGCGGATGACCGCGGTGCCGTCGGCGTACGCCTGCTCCTGCGCGGAGTTCTCGCGCACGTCGCAGCGGAAGTACTGGCCGTCCGTCCAGGTCGAGCCGCGAAGGCCCAGCGTGCTCGCCGCCGCTGGCGGGAGCTTCTGGAGCGCGACGAACCTAAGTCGGCCGGCGGAGATCATCGGAACGCCACCTGCGTGGAGTACTGCGCGATGATCGCCTTGTAGGCGAGCGGCACCTCGGCGAGCTGCGCGACCTGGAGGGCTTCAGGGTTGTTGTACCAGCTGCCGACGAGCGCCACGATGCACTGCTGCAACGGCTGCGGGATCACTTGGAATCCGGCCTGATAGTCGATCTGAATCGTGGTGTTCTCCTTCACGACGACCGAGGTATCGAACTCGAGCGCGTGCATCGGCTCGGTGTTGTCGATCCAGTAGTCGGTGCCCGGAAGCGTCTGCCCGTTTCCCGCCGTGTCGAAGTACAGCACCTGAGTGATGCTGCTCAACGGCTGGATCGGCGGGATGAAGCGGCCGAACTTCCGGATGAAGGCGCGGCGCGACGCGAGCTGCAGGCCAAGACCCGTCTCGCGCTCGATCATCTCGCCCGCGGCAACGCACAGCGCCGCGAGGTCGACATCGTCAGATTCGACCTCGACGCGGAGCCGCGTGCGGAGCACATCGAGCGGGATGGGGAGTGCTGGCATAAATCGCCGAACCCCCCTTTCGGGGGGCCGGCGGCAAGGGGAAAGGATCAGCAGGTGATGGCGGCGAAGGCATCGATCAGCATGATGCGCGAGTCGGTGCGCGTGTACATGTAGACGATCGTCTCGTCGGTCGCGGCCGCGCTGTACGGGTCGATGAGGGTCTCCATGCCCATGCGGTCGGCGATCTCGAAGTACTCGAAGTTGCCGATGACCGCGAAGATGTTGTTGTTCGTGGTCGCGGTCGGCACGTAGGCCGAGATGCGGTACGGGACGCCGTAGAGCGTGCCGGGGACGCCGTCGGCGAGTCCGCCGTTGTCGGACGGCTTCCAGACGTAGTCGGTCGTGTTGACCTTGATCTTGCGCACCGTCTTGAGGAAGGTGTCGCTGAAGAGCCAGCTGAACTTCGCGCCGATGCGGTACTGCGGCTTCACCAGATGGTAGGTGTCGATGATGTTGTCGCCGGTCACGGTGGTGATCGCGGCGCCGCCGAGATCGGTCACCTGAGACGCCGTCGCGAGCTTCGACTGCGCGCTCGAGCCCGCGATGCCTTCGGGGTCTCCGCTGCCGTCGCCGGTCGTGAACTGCTCGTCGTGGAACAGGCCCATCGAAACGCCGTGCTTGCGCGCGATGTAGTCGAGGCCGCTGCCGACGCCGCTCGTCCCGATGACGTCGGCGAGGTACTCGCGCGAAGCCTTGGCCGCGGTCACGTACTTCGTCTTCAGGAAGGTGATCTTGGTGCCGAACGACAGGTCGTTCGGGGTGATCGAACCGCCTTCGGCGACCTTGGCCGTGGTCGGCAGCGATCCCTCGACGCTGACCTCACGGGTGGAGTCGATGGTGTAGACGGTCGCCAGCTGGCGGATGATCGATGCCTGCTGGCGCTTCTCGATGATGCGGCGCTCGAGGTCGGTCGGCACGGGCGCGTTGCTCGTCGTGGTCGACAGCGCGCGGAAGGCCGCCATGTCGCCGCCGATGATCGAGTGCATGAAGCGCTCGGTGTAGTTGCGGGTGCCGTAGTCCTTGCGCTTGCGCTGCGCCATGCCGTCGTACATCCACTTGCCGTCATCGTCGGCGACGCGCGACGAGAACTCGGGAGTCGCCGCCTCGGCCGCGAGCTTGCGCAGCTGGATCAGCTTCTCGATCTCGGTCATGTCGTTGTCGAGTCGCGCGATCTTCTCGCGCTCCTCGCCGCTGCCGCGCGCCTCGATCTCGTGGGTCTTGGCGTCCTTGCGCTCGGCGAACTGCTCGAGCGTCTTGCGGTACTGGTGGGTGAGTGCGTTGAGTTCGGTCAGCTTGTCCATGTCGAGAGCCTCGCAATGTGAAGTTCCAGCCGCGCCTGAGCGGCTTCGATGGCAGCCGCGTCAACGTGACGCAGGCTGGAATTGGTTTGGGGATAGGCGGCGTCAACGACGATGCTCACCTCGACGAGCTTCGCCTGGCGGACGGTGCGCTCGGTGCGCGCCTTGTTCCATTCGTCAGCCTCGACGTAGAAGCCGAAGCTCATCTCGCCGCTGAGGTCGCCGCGCTCGATCAGCGCGCGCACGTCGTTGCCGAGGGTCGTCTCGGGGAGCGACGCGACGTAGTGGAGGCCGTCGGCCTTGTCCATGAGCGCGAGCGTCTTCGCGCGCGTGCGCGCGAGCGGCATCCGCGAATCGTGGTTGTAGAAGAGCTTGATGTCCTCGACGAGCGACTTGGCGAAAGCGCCCGGCGCGATCTGCTCGCGGAACGTGCGGCCGTACTCGGTGATCTCGCGGCTCTGCTTGTTGTAGACGGCGGCCACGCCGCGCAGCGTGCGCCCCTCGATGGCCTGCTCGACCGATCCGATGTCACGTCGTGAAATCACTTGGGCTCCCTGCTTCGGCGCTCGTGTCGCTGCCGAGGTTCGTGGTTCCCCCGCCCGTGCCCATGTTCTTCGCGACGATCGGCTCGTCGAGTCCCGGCAGCGGCTCGAGGTCGAGCCACTCGCGCGCCTCGTTGCGGGTGATGAATCCTGCTTCCACGCCCGTCCTGAGCGATGCCATCTGCTCGGCGAGGCTCGGGCGCTGCAGCGCGTCGAGGTCGAACGAGATCGAATCGAACGGGCTCGCAAGCTTCTGGATGATCTCGCTCTTCCAGATGGCCGCCCAGTGCTGGATGCAATGGTCGACGTACATCCGGCCGAGCCACTCCATCGAGCCGTAGGTGCTCTGGCTGTGCTCGCTCAGGTAGGAGACGGGGACGCCGAAGATGCGGCTCACGTCCTGCACCGAGTAGCGGCGCGCCGTGTCGATGCCGTCGTTGTCGAAGGTCGAGCTGATCCGCTCGACGCGCATGTTGTCGCCGAGCACGAGCGGGCGCCCGGCGTTGACGCTGCCGCTGTGCTGCTTGACGTACTGCTCGGCGACCATCTGACGCTGCTTGTCGTTGAGCGCGCCCGGATGGACGAGCGCGAGCTTCGGCTGTCCGGCGTTCTCCATGCTCTTGAGCTGCGACTGCTCTTGCGCAGCCATGACCGTCAGCGCCGCGTTGCAAAGCCGCGCCGGCGATTCGCCCCACATGCCGCTGTAGCCAAGCGTGCGCAGGTGAAGCACTTGGTCAAGGCGCAGGTCGCCGTAGAGGCTGGTGCGGTAGACGGGCTCGCGCCCGGTGACGTCGAGAGTCACCGTGTGGACGCCGAGCGGGATCAGCTCAAAGAGCTCTCCCGACTGCGTCCGGTTGATGAGCGCAAAGGCGTTGCCGTACAGGCAGCACTGCATCGTCATCAAACGGCGGAACTCGAAGCCCGACATAAAGCGGTTCGGTGATCGAAGCAGCGCGTCGGTTGCGCCGTCGCTGACTTTGCACTCGACGCGCGCAAGGTCGTTTGCGATGAGCGAGACCGCGCGGTGCACGGGCGTGTACTGAAGCGCCGTGTCGGGATCGACGATCGGCATCCCGCCCGAGGTCGGCGCGATGAGGAACGACGCACCCGGGAAGGTGGACCAATGCCCGAAGAACCTGTGCAGGAGAGACCTGATCACGCGGGCATCTTGGACCCTCGATCAGGTGCAGATTGCGCCTAAAGCCATTCGTCGTAGGAGCTTTGCCGACGGCCGCCCCAGACGTGGACGGCGATGATGCCGGCCACGAGCGGGTCGAGGATGCAGTACTCGCGGCTCTTGACCGGCCGCACGTTGCCGTTGCGATCGGTCGAGGCGTGCGCCTCGGCGCAGCTGCGCCGCATGATCGGGTCGTCGCCGATCAGGAACCGGCCGCCCGCCCACAGGTTCTGCCACAGCTGACAGCCCGGCCCGAAGGTCGAGATGCCCATGCGGTAGGTCGTCAACGGGATGCCGTCGGCGACCAGCTGCTCGGCGAGGTACTTCGATCCCCAGGCGTCGTAGCCGACCGCCTTGATGTCGAACTGGTCGCGCAGCTCGAGGATGCGCGCGCGGATCGACTCGTAGTCGATCTCCCGCCCGGGCGTCAGGGTCAGCCGGCGCTCGGCGGACCAGAGCCGAACGGGCATGCGGTAGTCGAGCTCGCGCTGCGCAAGGTCGGCGCTCGGCCACCAGTAGTGGCCTTGCAGCGCCACGCCGTCTTCGGTCGGCACGGCCACCACGAGGGCGCTCATGTCCAGGCTCTTCGACAAGTCAAGGCCGAGGTACGCCGGGCGCCCGCGCAGCTCGTCCCAGTTGATCGCCTTCCCGCCCGGCCAGAGGGCCATGTCGAGCCAGCCGCCCGTGTTCTCGTCGGAGCGCGCGCAGTGGTAGCGCGTGAACTCCGATCGCCCCATGGCGCTGCGCTTCATCGTGCCCCACGCGCGGTTCAGCGATGCCATGTCGGGCTGCCCGTGCTCGAGCCCGGGGTTCGCCTTGTGCCAGTGCTCGGGTTCGCCGATCGGGTCGGCCTGGTCGATGCCGTAGAGCATCGGAAACACCGTGTCATCGTCCGACTCGCCTGAAAGGACGGCCTCGCCTTGCTTGACGAGCTCGGCGTAGTGGTTCTCAGGGTTGGCGCCGGGCGTCGAAATGATGACGCCGAGCGACTCGCGGCGCTTCGCGCCCGTGGTCAAGAGCTTGGTGAGGAAGCGTCCCTTGAACTCGGCCGCTTCGTCGGCGATCCAGAGCGACGGGTTAAGGCCGTCGAGGCTGCGCTCGAGCGCCGGCAGAGCGGTCATCTCGCAGTCCTGAGACGGCCTGAGCACGCGGTCAAATCGAACGACCATCGTCGGGTCGGCGAACTTCGCCGCCATCGTGCGCGCCGTGTCCAGGCAGATGCCCGCCTGGTCTTCGTTGTTGGCGATCACGTGCACGCGCCGCCCCTCGCCGCCGAGCAGGTCCCAGAGGGCGAGCCCGGCCATGAGGGTGGTCTTGCCGTTGCCGCGCGCGACCTGAAGCATGGCAAGCTTGAAGCGCCGGCGGCCGTCGGCGTTCCGCCAGCCGACGAGGTTGCCGATCACGAAGCGCTGCCACGGGTGCAGGTCGAACGGCTTGCCCGTGTCCTCGCCGACGAGCGGCAGCCGGCCGAAGAAGTCGAGCGCGTGGTCGACGGCCGCGGCGTCGAGCGTGAGGTCCTTGCGCTCGAGGTCGCGCATGAAGCGGCGCGCCGCGGCGTAGACCCACTTGCCCGACGGACGGCCTCCCGTCAGGATGCTCTCGGCGTAGTCGGTCAGGTCTTTACAAACCATCGGTTTCGTGCAGACCCGTCAAAAACGGGGGTTTGGCGGTCCAAAAACCGCATTCTGAGCGCGCCAAGGGGGTGTTTTCTTGCCGTGGCCAACAACGGCACGTCGGCATGGGGTCCAAAAGCG